GTATGCATAACCTAAGAATCGATGAGGATAACCACCACCTTCTGGAAATCTTCCAAAATCCATTGCAGGTTTTGGTTTTCCAAACATAACTGGATGACCGCTTCCTTTTGCTTTTGATCCTGCGTTAGGCCCAAATGTATGCCTTGTCTGTTCTGTCATTTCATTCCCCTTTAGTATTTTTACCATCCGTTTCCACAACCGTATTGATCCGGCACATAGCCAGCGTATCCGTGTGTTGCTTGAATCTTTATTGCTATAAACACTTGTTCGGCTGGTGTTGCTGCGTACTCCGCACCGTACATCCAACCGCCGTATTTCATCCAGTTCACTTCCAAGATTCCAAGTCCACCAGAATAAATAGGACCCTTAGTGTGCCAGTCGCCACCCGTCTCGCAGATGTTCACAAGCGCCCAAGCGTGCATAACATCTGGCGGTATGACTGGCTCTGGCGGTACATCTCTGGCTATCACAACATTATTTACAATCGTTGATGGTGGTGCCTGAGTAGCGTGTATCCCTACATGGCTACTTACGGTTGGCACCAGCCCAACAACTGCGAACGTGGCTACTGCCACGGTCTTAAACATTAAAAAGGTTCCTCAGTAGCATCAAACGCGCTAGTGAGTACGTCCAGCATTGCTGCCTTTGTGTCACTGTTCTTCAGCACGCCGTAAGCAATCTTCTTGCCTGATGCAATCTGCTTCTCGCTCAGTGAACCCTTTGATGCCCACTGCTGAGCAAGGCTCGCTAGGAACTCATTGTCAGGTGACATGTTCGCTGCCTTGATGATGTCAGCAACGTCCGGTGGAGCGTCGCTTGCATCAACTGGAGCTGATGGCGCAGACTTGGTAAACGCTGGCTTTGCAGACTTCGTGAATGAAGCCTGAGCAGCCTTGTTGCCGTCGTCGTCATCGTCAGCCACTAGACCAAGGGCAGACATGTAGGCATAACGTCGAGCGTATGTAACCGCTGATCCTTGTGCCTGTGGGTCGTCCTTAGTCATGTGCAACTTCATAGCGTAAGCAATGTATTGACCTGACTTGTGAAGCAGGTAAGTAAGCAACTGGTCGCTACCATCATCTGAGTAGGTGATGTGTTGACTAATTGCTAGACCATTCTTTGCTAGAACTGGACCGGCGTGTTGCACAACATCGGGCAACGCTGCATACTTGCTCTTAAAGAAAGGGTTGGTTGACCCCTTCGGTACTGCTGAGAACTCAGCTTGTGCTGCTACAAGAGCCGCGGCTAGTTCGTTTATCTCTGGACTGTTCATTCTTCTTCTCCTATTTCTCTGGCTGAGACTAATTTAACGTACCCAACACTGTGTACGCCATTATGTAATACATGCTCCCAATGCCAATCCTCTGGCCAAGTGCTAGTAAATCCACCTAACTGGTTGTCATGGTCACAATCAAATTCAATTACTGCACGGTACCGCTTAACTCCTGTAGGTTCGGCCATCATGAGTCACTCCTCTTTTCTAGGTTACTTTGGTTTATGTATACCTGACCTGGACCATCCTCTAAACAGACTGTGCGAAAAGCGCAATACTCGCACTGCCATGCCCTACCGTTCGGGTCAAGTTCTTCTAGTCGCCCATCATCATTCAGGGCAATACGTTCTGGTAAGTAACCGTTCTCAATGTTGTAATGCATACCGTTCATGCGCTCCAACTCAGCCATTGCTAATGGCTCCCAAATGGCTCGATCTATGTGAAACTCAGCGAGTACACGGTCATAGCCGCTTAGGTTCATGCGCTCAGCCTTCTGCTTGGACAGAGCTTCAAAGGTAATAGAACCCATGATGACTGTCTCAATGTGTACGCTGTCGTCGCCACCTTCAATGCCTAGGGCGTTCATACCAGCCTGGGCAATAGCCTTCTTCGCTGGCCCTTCAGGGTAGGAGAACTCACCCTTCATACGCTTCCAACCCACCTGCTTGTCAAAGCCATAGGAACCCATGGTCTTTAGTTCGTACAGTACGTGAGTGCCACCGATGTAGCCGTAGTCCAGCCCCAAGTCTGCAACTGGAATAAATGCGTCACACGATCCACTCACAAAGTCAGAGCCACTGGCTACTTCAAACTGTGCGGTAGGGAACTGACGCAAGATGGCGTTTTGTAGTGCTTCGTGTACGAGCGTACCAATACCTGTTACCCAAGCACCAGCTTCGTCCATTGGTTCAGTAGGCACGGCATCAAAGGCTGCGTAGCCTTGCTGTCTCCCACACGACCATGCTGACGAGTACCGTAGCGGTGTGTTTAATGCGGTTGGCTTTGGTGTCTGCGATTTCTCCCACAGCTCTTTCACCAAAAGATGAGTTAATACTGGTTGTTTGACTGGCTCCATTTGGAACCCCCTTTCAAGTCACTTATGATACTAACGGGGTGTAACACCCGTGTCAAGCATTGTTTCTTAAACCCAGGTAAGACCACCAAAGTCTCGGCCATTGTTCTTTACTGCAACGAGGTTTGCGTGTACATAGGAAATCTGCTTCTCCTGATGCCACGGGCTAGGGTAGAACGTCTTGACCCATGAAGGCTGGAACTTTGCTTCGATCTCAGGCACGTACTTACGGTAGTTGTCCTCAGTGAAGTACCAAAATGAGTTTTCGTTCCAGAAGGCTACGTGAGTCGGGTCTTGGTGAGCGCCACGGCCACTGCTGTCTGGAGTCATAGTTAGTAGCATGCCACCGTGAGCAAGTAGTTTCCAAATCTTGTTCATCAGCGCCACCTTGTCAGGGATGTGCTCTAGGAAATCATAGGCACGAATAAGACCACACGAGTTGTCTGGTAGGTCTAGCTCTAGGAAGTCACCGATGTAGTTAACGTTGGGTCCACCGTGGATGTCCACGCCTAGGTAGCCTTCGGGCTTGTCGTGTGCCGCGCCTAGGTCTAAGCAGTGCAGTCCACGTCGACGTGACCAAGCCATAGTGTTGCGTTCAATGTACTTGTGATACAACTCAACAGTTTCCACCTGAATCTTGGCGTTAGTTTCAGTTTGTGATTGTGTTTGGTCTTGGTGGACACGCTGTAGATACAGGTTCTCACGAATGTAATAGAACTCACCTACTTGAAAGAACTGAGCCATAAGGTCTTGGTCGTCCAAAATGTAGCGTGTTGGATCGTAGCCATTAATCTTCTTGTAGGCGTCAGCACGGAAAGCACGTAGGTGGTTCGGCGCGTACCAGATGTATGAAACGTTGTGTGGGTACGGTGCAAAGCCAGCAGCGACGTTATAGCCGTCAATGTCCTTGTATGTCCAGCCGTGGTTAGAATCAAACCTGTCTCCGTTAGGCGTACCGTCAGCGTTAATCTGAGCAAACTGTGAGTAGCAAAACACCACGTCCTCGTAAGTGTCAAAGACTTCCTTGACTTCTTCCAAGGCTTCAGGCATAAGTTTGTCGTCGTGATCTAGTTCAACAAAGATGTCGCCACGGCACTGCAAGATAGCCTGACCTTTGTAGTAGCCAACGCCCTTGCCTTCAGCAGTAGAACGCTGAATCTTTACACGGTCATCTTTGGGACCATTCCACTCAGCGCCGTTGTTGAGTAGAACTATCCACTCCCAATCCTCATAGGTTTGTTCGTTGAGTGAGGCATAGCACTCGTTCAAATACTTTGTATCGTGGCTTGGCGTGAATACTGAAATCATTTTATCTCCCAATTATCTAATGCTTCGTTTAACTGCTTCAAGATGTTAGTCAAGCGGTCTAGTGATTCTCCCACAGCCCACAGGTCTACCATCATTTCTACTGCGTCTAATTCACTCTCCATCTTTAATGCTCCCCATAATTATTGATGCGATAAATAACAAAATGCAGAATAGCACACCGACAGTGGTTCTCATGGCTTCTCCTTCCAGTTCATAATTGCACGGATGTACATGATGACGTAAAGGAAGCTGTACAGAATGAATCCGTACTGATGTGTGTGTATGGCATACACAACCCATACACCTTCATTGAGGATAAGTATGAACCAACCCCAGAGTTTCTTGCTACCTACGTAGAACAGGCCACAGGAGCCAATAGCGGCTAAGACCCATGACCACATCAGGAATTCCACACCGTCTTGTACTTCTTCATCATGAACTGTGTGAGTCGCATGCCTTCGTAACGTCGGCATAGGTAGTCCAAGGAAATAAACATTGGGTCATAGGAACCTTCTTCTACCTCGTGGCACACAATGATGCCGCGCCAGTGAGCGTTGCCTTGGTATCCCTTGTAATCTTCGTCGTGAAGATAGCATGCACCGGCAACTAGGCCGTGCTGTGAGCGTCCACTGACAAACTTAATGCCGTAGTCAAGTGTTTGCTGGTGTCCCATAGTAAATGAGTGTCCCAGTTTGTTTAGTCGCGCCAAGGCTGAACCGCCAAGTGGCTTACCAGTCATGGTGTTAGCCCAAAAGTGAGCGTAGTACACTCCGTCTATAGGTACAGGCTTTAAAAACGGGTGAACTTCCCAACCAGTTTCCGCATAAATGAGGTCATCCGTCGAAATGACGCCTTCAAGCTGTGCGTCCGATTCCACCGCTCTGTTAATACGATCCTCATGGTTTCCAAGAAGTATATGTCGCTCCGGCTGCCAAGGACGGTGTTTGAGTTTCTTCTTGTGTTTGTTGTACGCTTCAAACGCTTCATTTAGTATTAACCATGCTGAGTTTGCCGCCTCAATGTCTTGAGTGTAACGACGCCCTTCCATTGACTTCTTGCCCTTGTCATACGACGAAAGCGAAGGCATGTCAGCGTGGTCGCCTAGGTGAATAATCTTTACTGGCTTATCTCTGAATTGGTCAACAATGTATTGCCCAATCCAGCGCAGGTGGTCTTGTGGGACTCCTGCTTTTGCTTGTGTATCTGGAATTACCACGTGTGTAGTCGGCCTCATGATTCCATCCTTGCTAGGTAAGAATCATTCTACATCAGGTTGTGCAAAAAATGGTGGATTACTTGTTGGAAATTATTGCAGCAGCAACTTCAGCCGGTGTGGTGGTGTAGAGGTCGCCCCAGTCGCACGCTTTAGCAAACCCACAGAACCACAAAGCGCCAGCCACTAGGCCGGAGCAAATCCACGTATCGTCTTTTCTGAGGCAAACGGCGTCGGGTAGGGCCATGTCTAGGGCACACGAAAAGATTGACAAGAATCCGTATTTAGACCCCACCTGGGTCAAAAGAAAGTTCATGAACCTGACTCGATCTAGGTCAGCAGGGAAAGGGACAACTTCGTAGGTGCCACCTGGAGCCACCGAGGACAACAATTTGTCGCTGGTAACGCCCTTGCCTTCAGCCTGAATAATGGTCCAGTCGTTGCCTACCTGCTCGTGCAGGACAGCAACGTGGTTGAACTGGGAGAAGTGAGTCTTTTCAAACCGCTTCTGTGCCCAGCGAATACTGGCTCCGATAATGCCCTTAGATTTACAAAAGACTAAATCACCCTGCTGCATCATCACCCTCTAAGATTTCAATTCTTTCCTCTAACAATGATAATTCATTGTCTTGACGAACGTCTGTTACGTCCTCGATGTTCTCATGTCCGTGACGAGTGGCGAAGTACGTGCTGATGTACGCAGAGATGAGACAAAAGACAACTAACTGCCATGTGAAGTGACTAACTGCGGTCTTAATGCAAAAGATGTTGGCAAGCCAGTAGCCCACCTCGGTCATGCCAGCAACGTGTGGACGACCACGAGCTTCAGCCTGAACCATAAGCACAGAGAATACGTTGGCAACGCCAAGCGATAAGGCTGCGAGTAATGCTATCTTCATTCTTTGTCCTTTAGTAATTCGTGTATTTCTTTTACCAGAGCGTGTGTCTCTAGGTCTAGGTTGTAATCCTTAACCGAGTGCTCAGTATCAAATTTCTGCATTTCGTCAGATAAACGGTCAGCTCGTTTGGCTGAGATAAGTAGCACTGATCCTTGTAAACCAGCCACCATAGAGAGCACTAGGTTCAGTCTGAAGAATGGCGCAGGGTCAATGCCGAAACCAGCAGAGAGAATCCACAGCACCATAGCGGTGCAGAACACAATAAGAAATGTCCAGGTACCCATGCCATGACGCATTAGGTCAGCACACTTCTCCCCAAACGTGCGTTTTTTATTCGTATTCAAGGTCATTAAGGTGGGTTTCAAGTTCTTTAGCGACACGCTTAATGGCTTTCTTGTTTTTTTTCTGCTCGTCAATGATTTCAAAAACTGCTTTCTCGATGCGATCCACGGCATCCCTCAGTGAACTACCGTGATTTGGCGACAACTCAGATTTCACTTTCTTCCAAACAATACGGCCAACAAAAAAGATAATGGGGAAAACAAATACTGCCAGTACTTGTGAAACGCTGGCAAGGCTATTCCAGTTCATGCGGTCGGAACGGGGTGCGCTGAAGTTGCGTTCAGTTGGTTGGTGTTAAAGCGTAGGTAGGTCTGTGGGAGTCGTCCGTCTTGTGATACGTGACAGTACGAAGGGTCGCCTTCTTGACCGTGACTAATTGTTAAAGGGTTCTGAGCGTTAGCACCAGACACGTCAACAACAAGTGCTGTGTGCCAGCCAGTTCCAGGACCGTACACGATAACGTCGCCAGGCTGTACCTGAGCAAGTGGAATCTTTGTACCGTGACCCAGCAGTGTGCCGGTGTAGCCTTCGCCGTCATAGCCAAGACCGTTAGGGTCTGGTGCGCCAGCGTGGTTGTAGCAAAGAGTTACAAACGCTGAGCAGTCAGCAAACACAGGCCACTTGATTGGGTTTTGGTTGATGGCTTCCATGCGTTGTCCACCTTCGGTGTAGTGGAACTGCTTGTGATGAGCTGCAAAGTACTTAGCCCAACCTACAATGTTTTGTCTTACGTCTGTCATGTTTCTCCTTAAATTGATACGAGGTGTGCTGAAAGCCAGGTAAACACTGAACCAGTTGTGTTGGTGCGGTTTGATCCTGAAGTTTGTTGGCAAAACAATTCAATCGTTACTCCAGAACCGATGTAGAAATCTCCTGAAACAATAATTGATGACTGCTGACTTGCGGTGAGACTTGGTAGTGCAGAGACAAGTGCCTCGGCACTTCCGTTCAAGTTTATTTGAACTTGAAAATCGGTAATAGATGATGATGGGGTTATTGATACACAACCTGAAACGTGATAAACACCAGCAGTTCCAGTTGTCAGTCCAGAACCAGAAGCGCCCATAGCTCCTTTTGTGTACGACGCAGAAGAAAAAGTTATTGCTGTTGCCGTTGCGTCAATTAAAGTTGTCGCTGACGTGGCGTACACGCGCCCAGCGTCGTTGCCTGAAACAGAACCAGATGCGCCTTGTGGCCCCTGTGGTCCCTGTGACCCCATACTACCAGCGCCACCAGTTAAACTGTATCCCCACTTAACACCGCTACCGTTGCCGGTAGAAATGAGTGGAAGATTAGGCGTTGACGTTGACGGTGGCAACCATACTGGTTGTGGGGTTATTTTCATGTTGTTGAAACTGGGTTGTAATTGTAGGTTCCAATAGTTTTTAGGGTAAGAACTAAGTCTCCTTCAAAACCATTTTCAAAGTTGTCACGGCGCTTGTGAGGAATCCAGTCCATACCTTCAACAATCGCTGTCACTGAAAGAGCACCTTCGGTGTAGGTAATAATGTCTTGGTTTTGGCGACGAGTCTCAAGCCAGTTAAATTCACCGTAAGGGTCTGAGTAAACTTCAAGACCGTCAACAACATTGACTGAGAATAATTGTAGCACAGCAGAAATCATTGTTCCTTGAACAACAGTAGGCCATGATTTGAGTGTCCATCGGTGAAGCACTGGCGATACGGTTTGTGAGGAACCAGAAGTAAGTGTCACCGTTACTTGGAATTGTTCAGCTTTGGTTGTGATGGTTGGCAGTTGGTACTCAGTAGCCGAGCCAGATGTAAATGTTGTAATTGTTTGACTAGTAGTTATTGTTGGGTCGTTAGGATCAAGAATAACAAGAGCACTCACAGAAGAACCGCCGGTTGCTACGGCGCCGTAGTCAAACAGAACTGGAATTTTCTTGTCAGGAATACCGTAGTCAAATGTTCCAGAGGTAATAGAACCGCTTGAAACGTATTTAGAAACTACGGGAACACCACCATTGTTAGTAGCGTATGGCCCGTAGATTCCTTTACCAGTAACCGCCATGAGTGGCGTATTCGTAGATGGGTCCCAGTCAAGACATGTAATAATTCCCTGACCAGTCACCATAAGGTCTGATGCGTATGAAGGAGTTAGTGGGTCGCCAGCAATAAAGTTACCAAGGTCTAACTTTCCTAGACCAGTGCTTACACTGTCGTAATTGTTCCAAGTAAACCATACGTAGCGTCCGTCACCAACTATTGCAGTAACAGGTAAGTTGACTGGCTGAAGAATGTTAGGAATAAGTGGGCCAGCCTTAAGGTCACCAGTAGCAGTAGCAGTAGGGTCGTAAATACTTAGCGTCTGAGTCATACGAATACCACGATTAGTACCGATAAATACAAAGTTTAGGTACGACTGAATACAAGTTGGGTATTCGTCAGGTGACATTGGCAATGCCTGAACTGGAAAGTCCAAGTTCCAAGGAAGGCTGGTTGATGCAGAAGTAATTGTCTGAACACCAGAAGCAGTAGAGGTTGAAGAACCAAGCATGTTAGACCTGTAGACGCAACCGCTTCCTTTGTTGCCGAGTGGTGAGCTGACGTATCCAGCAAAGTACACTTGTGTTTCTCCACCCGTAGCATCTGACCAAACCCAGTTAGGATTGCCGTGAGTCATCAGCACGTCTGGTGGTAACGAGAGCGTTGCAGTACCGTTCCATGAAATTTCACCAACGCCACTAATTGTGTCAATAGTAAAGGTGCTACCGCTAACAGATAGAACTGTCTGAATACCGTTGTAAGGACTTACACCTGGGCTAAATACTTCTAAAGCAGCAACAGACGAAACGTTTGTACTGGTGATTTGAGTAGAAACAAAGGTAACTGTATTGGCCGTTGCAGAAGTTACAACTGCTGTTTCACTTAAACCGTTGCCTGAACCCATGCTGTATGTAACAGTGATGGTATCTCCCTGATTAAAGTAACTATTTTCAAATAAACTAATAGTTAAGTAACCGCCGGAAAAACTACAACTACCATTACCGTACTTCTCTGCATTAGCAATGTTAATTTGCTGACCTACAGAAAAATTAACTGTATTGGTGCAATAAACAGTTGTTGTTCCACCACTGGTGTAAATGTACTTAATGTTCTCGGTGTTCTCTCCAACGCTGGGTGGATTGCCAAACGCAGGAGATGAAGTTGCAGAACGTGGTTGAAAGGCGTAGAGGCGGTTCTTGTATGAAGCAACCAACTGGTCGTTCGCCCACTTCAACATTGTGTAGCCACCCGTGTAGCCAGAGGTCAGGTCAGGCGCAACGTACAACTGGAATGTAGAAGAAGTACCTATCTGGCAAAACCAGATGCCTGTGTTTGTAGCCAAGTAAACGTAAGTGTCCTCGGTGGAAATGTCATAGATGGCACTTGGTGATGATCCACCATACGAGCTACCAAAACTGCATGTTGTCTTAGATGACCAAGAACCACTCTGAAAGTATGAAACTGAAGCACCTTCAACGATTACAACATAGTCACCACAGCGACTCATAAAAAGACTGCTAGAAGAAGAAGCGTAAAGTTGCTGAGTATCTGGAAGCAACGTTGCCTGAAGTGGATAAGAGAATACGTCAACGCCTTTGGAGTTTAGAAAGCGTGTCTCTTGTGCATCACCCTTGCGGTCAAGTGAGAACTGTCCAGCACCCATTGACCATTCAACTTGCTCACGTCGCCATAGTCCTTCGGTGTTGACGGTGCCCTCACCAACAATGTTCGTCATCATAATTGATTGACGCTGTGCAGGAATTGTCTTGTGACGGAAGGCTTCTCGACGATACGGCTCAAATGAAGTGTCTACTGCATAACCTTTAGTTTCTGCCGTGGCAGGGTTGTAGATGGTTACAGCACTAAATTGATTGCCACTTGTGCTTGCCATTACCAGCTACGCACCTTTGTGTACTGACGTTGTAGACGGTCTGCTTCTTCACTAATTCTCTGCATGCGACGGTTGATGAGAGCGTTAACAGAACCAGCAACAGCACCAGCAACAATTTCAGTTGCCTTACGTGGGTCGGGTTGAGACTCTATAAAGTTACGGCTGATTTCACGAGGAAGTGTAAGGTCAATCTCGGCGCCGAGTGGTGGCAAGTCAAGCATGGTAGAAGTGAGGTTTGGAATGTTAGGTGAGTTAGCACCACCAATAGCCACGGCTGTTCCGTTAGCAGTAGCGACAGCACTCATAGTTACAGTGGCCGCACCGACGTTGATAGACGAGATAGTGGTTCCACTAGGGATACCAGTTCCACCTAGAAGCATGCCAATGTAAAGACCAACGGTGCTCGAAACAGAGGTAAGCGTGGCTGATCCGTTGGTAGTCGTAGCAGTAAAGTTCACCGCAGCGTTAACACCGTAACCGTTGAAAGGTGGGGCTTCATCGTTAGTTGCAGGAGTGTTTATAACCGAGTCAGATGCCGCAACAAACTTGATGAATGGAGCGGAGTAGGTTATGTAAATAGGTAGACCTGGCCAACCTGGTTCACGAATGATAAGCCCACGGCCAGAAGGGAACACTGGGTCAGTGCTGTTCTGTTGCCAACGTATTACTTTCCAAGATTTGATTGCTGGAAATGTACGGTATGGCGGTGCAATGCGGTACCTGACTTCAAGAATGTCAATGAAGTTGTCTGGCAAGTCACCTAGGTCGTAACCAGCAAACACTGGGTTGTAGGTAATCTGAGCCACACCCACACGGAACAGTCCGTTGGTTGGGCTAGAAAGGGAACGAAGGTCGTCGTTGATTGCCACACCAATGTCGTAACGGCTGTAACGAGGATTGATGTAGATGATAACGCCAGAGTTGTGGCTAGTTGCTACCGAGCCGT